GGCTGATCCAATGCTTACATCGAATGACAACTCTAACCTTACGATTTCACCAACGGCTCACTTCAAGATAACGATGGTGATTCCAGCATTTGATAATCAGGGTAATTTGCAAGGTATGGAAAATTATGTAATTCAAGCATTCACATTGTTATCCCAATCTGGTCTTACATATAACGCACCTGCAATATCTGGTCCATCATTACTGAGCCTACCTTCGGGCGACTTACTTATGTCTGATATATCATTAGACATTCTTACAACTTGGAGCTAATTATGAGCAACGACACAACAACAGAAAACTTGGCGTTCTTGAAAAAGATCGGTCAGATCAAAGAAACCAACGACACACCACAACCAGCTAAAAAAGATGAGGAATAAACATGGCAATCTTTCTACAAAATAACGTTGGCGTAAAGATCAACTCAGTCGATCTATCCGACCACGTCACAAGCGTCACACTCACACAGACATTCGATGAACTCGAAGTTACAGCACTTGGGGACTCTGCACACAAGTTCACAAAGGGCTTGGAAGCATCACAGCTCACATTGAATTTCCTCAATGACTTTGCAGCATCTAACGTCCAAGCAACTCTTCAGGCTGCTTATGGAACAACTGTTACAGCGGTCCTTCTTCCAGTAAAGGGAACAGCAGTATCTGCAACTAATCCGCTATACACTGTTTCAATCATTATCAATAACCTCACACCACTCAATGGTGCTGTTGGAGACATCTCTAACTCATCAATGACATTTACATGCAACTCGACAGTAGTACAAACAACAACAGGCACATTCTAAAAAAGGGGTAACAAATGGCAAGACTCAGAATCACAAGGGCTACTGGGGAAGTAACTGATCATCAGATTACACCAGCGATTGAGTATGCCTTTGAGCAGAAAATGGGCGGTGGCATCCACAAGATATTCCGCGAGCATGAACGTCAAACTGATATTTATTGGTTAGCGTGGGAATGCCTAAGAAAATCGGGTGTCACTGTCCCTATTTTTGGAGTCGAGTTTCTCGATTCACTTGAACTTGTAGAGGTTCTTGACGACGAAAAAAAATAATTGAGCGAAGTTCTCTAACCTATGTGATTGCACAAATTGCAGTGGAAACAGGGATTTCGCCACAAGACTTAATAGCATTAGATCCAGAGATGATAAAAGCAATCCTGCAAGTCTTCTCAGATCGAGCCAAGGAGATACAGAATGCCAATCAACGTAACAGGCGTAGATAGCACTCTAAAGGCACTTCGTAAGTTCGACCCAGATCTAAACAAAGCTATGAATAAGCAAATCAAGGCAGCAATGATTCCTATTAGGAATACTGCTCGTGGATATATGCCTAGCAACTCAGAAGTTCTATCTGGCTGGTCTCGACCAACCTCATCATCTGAGACAGTCAATTACCGACCATTTCCACCGTATGACAATGCCGTGGCTCGTTCTGGTGTTGTCTATCGTCAAGGCAGAAATAAGAAAATGCCTAGCGGATTTCAGGCTGCTTATTACGTTGCTAACTTGTCAGCCCCTGGTGCTATATATGAGACTGCTGGCAGACTCCCAGTGGCTCGTGATAAGTCCAAGTCACTCAATCCAAATGCTCGTGAGCAATTTCTTGCTCCATTGCCACCGTTATACGGCAAGAATAAAGAACGTGGTCGCGCTATCTATCGCGCATGGGATGAAGACCATGGACACGTCACCTTAGCCGTTCAAAAGGCTATTAGCGATGCTATCAGCAAATTCAATCAATCTACCTTTGCATTGGCGGCATAATGGCTTCATTACTCGTCAGTGCCGTTGCATCGTGGAACGGCAAAGCGCTATCAGGTGCTAATCGTCAAATTTCAGGATTTGATAAGACCGTATCTAAACTTGGCAAAACTTTTGCTAGTGTCTTTGCTGCTCAAAAGTTACTGGCATTTAGCAAGGCTTCAGTCACAGCATTTGCAGCTGATGAGAAAGCTTCTAGATCACTTGCGCTTCAACTAAAAAATACTGGCAATGCCTTTCAGACATCTAATGTAGAAAATTACATTGGAATGCTTCAACGTACTACTGCCGTACTAGATGATAATTTACGACCAGCATTTCAGACATTACTTACAACTACAGGCGATGTTGTCAAGTCTGAAAAGGCTCTTTCACTTGCTCTTGATATTTCAGCAGGTACTGGTAAAGATTTACAGGCAGTTTCATTAGCCCTCGCCAAGGGATATTCGGGGCAGACGACTGCTCTAAGTCGCTTAGGCGCAGGTCTTAGCAAAGCCACTCTCAAGACTGGCGATATGGAACTTATTACATCTATTTTGACTGAGAAGTTTCAAGGACAAGCATTAGAAGCCGTCAAAGGCTATGCAGGACAGATTGCCCTTCTTGGTGTTGCTACACAAAATACCAAGGAATTAATTGGTAAGGGATTACTCGATGCAATCAAGACTGTTTCTGGAGACAAAGGCGTAAGCAATATGGCTGATCAGATGGAACGCGCAGCAGCAGCGGTTGCAGACATGATTCGCGGTCTTGGCGTGATGGCAGATAAATTGAAAGTTCCTGCATTTTTAGGTGTACTTGGCAAACTTGCTAACTTTGCTACTGGCAATATATTTAGTAATTTGCAAACTATTGGACAAAAGGATCGCTACGCTAAAGCAGGTCCTAAAACTTCTACTACCTTGGCTCAATTCAACGCTCAGGTAAAAACTTCAACAAATATCATCGGCGCAGATAACAAAGCTAAGTTAGATGCTCTCAAACTTGCTGGAGACCAAAAAGCACTTGATGAACTAAACAAGAAAATGGATGTTGAGCGCACTGATCTTGCTTATGCGCTGACACAAGCAACAAATGACGAAACTCGTGCTCGTATTGCAGCCAAAATTGCTATTCTCGATGGAGATGCTAAAGCTGCTGCCTCACTTAATGGTCTAATTAGCGGACAAGTTCTAGCAGCCAACCAAATGCTTTTATTGGCTAGCGCTGCTTCGACAGCGGCTGCAATGCTAAATTACCTAAAATCTGGTTCAGGTTCAGGTGGTGCTGTCTATGGCACTGGTTCAACTCCTGGAAACACAAGCATTACTCCAACACCAGTCGTGCCACCTACTAACGCAGGTACGGGTCTTTCAGGTAATGCTGAAATAACTTTAGGCACAGGTGCTTATGCAACACAAGGTCCAGCAGGATTTACTCAACCAGTGGTAGTCAATGTCAATGCTGGTGTTATCGGTAATGAACAAACTATTACTGATGCAATACAAAATAGCCTACAACAAATGCTTCGCTATGGATGGAGTACTAACTACGCAGGTGGCTTGTAATGACTGTCCCATCCGTCAAAGCAATAATCAACTTTTCTACTGGTCCTTCCTTTGCTCAGGCATTCGTCATTGGAGTCGGTGTATTCGGCACTAACGTATTAGCCGATAGTGCTGCAACCATCGTCGATGTCAGCAATCAAGTAGATCAGATTTCTACTCAACGTGGTCGCAATGCTCAATCAGATCAATTTCAAATGGGTTCTATGTCCATGCGCATTGTGGACACAAACGGTGACTTCAATCCGCAGAATGCATCTGGTCCATATTACGGACTTCTATCTCCAATGCGTAAGGTTCAAATATCAGCATCTTATGGTGGAGTCGGTTACAACATCTTCTCTGGCTTCATTACCAGTTATTCAACAAGCACTCCTAAATATGTCGGTGATGTCGTTTATACTACAATTCAAGCAGTCGATGCATTCAGACTCTTTCAAATGGCACAAGTTTCAACCATTACAGGCGCAGCAGCTGGTGATTTAACTTCTACTCGTATAGGTCAGATTCTTGACACTATCTCCTGGCCAGCCTCAATGCGCCAAATAGACACTGGAAATACAACAGTGCAAGCAGACCCTGGAACTTCCCGTTATGGCTTAGCAGCCATGCAAACCGTTGAAACAACTGAGTACGGTGCTTTCTACATAAACACTGATGGTGTCGCTGAGTTTCATAATCGCAATTACACAACCAAATCAGTAGCAGCCAAAACTCCAGTCGTGTTCAATGATTCTGGTGTCGGTATTAGGTACTTCAATGCACAATGGTTATTCAATGACACTTTGGTCTATAACCAAGCAAATATCACAGCTACTGGTCTTGCTAAGCAAACTGCCACTAATACTGATTCAGTAACTAAGTATTTCTTGCATTCATATAATCAACAAAATCTGCTTATGCAAACCATTGCCGATGCCCTTGATTATGCTCGTGCCTATGTCGCGTCGAGAGCCGAAACAACGTCCCGAGTTGATGCCATTACGCTTGACCTTTATGCAGCTGATTATGACGCTGGGATTACTGCTGCCCTTAGTCTTGACTTCTTTGATCCAGTAACTATTACCACGACTCAACCTGGTACAGGATCTAGTACAAGTACCCTTTCCAAGACTTTGCAGGTCTTTGGAGTCTCTCATCAAATAACCACTAACTCATGGAAAACCACCATGACCACGCTAGAGCCAATAATCGATGGATTCATTATAGAGAGTTCGCTATACGGTATCCTTGGCACTAGCGTTTTATCTTACTAAGGAGTAAAAATGGCAACAGGAATACCAGCAGTCACTGGTGACGTAATGACAGCAGCGATGTTTAATGGACTTGTTGCTTTCACTCTTCAGACAACACAGACTGCCGATTACACAGCAGTATTAGCAGACGGCTATCAGACTTTGGTTCAAATGAACAAGGCAACTGCCATCGCGTTTAAAATACCTACCAATGCATCGGTTGCTATCCCTGTTGGATCAGTAATAACAGTTCTCAACATTGGCGCTGGTACTTGCACAATATCGGCAACAACATCAGGCACAACAACAGTTCTTTCAGCAGGAGCAACTGCCGCATCTCCGACACTGGCGCAATACAAATCAGCAGCTTGCATTAAAGTTGCAACTGATACATGGTACGTAGTAGGAGCAATCGCATAATGATTGGCAACGTAATTGCAGCTACAACTTACACAGCACCACCACCAATTTCTGTTCAATATGTAGTTATTGCAGGTGGTGGAGCAGGTGGTGCTCGCGTAGGCGGTGGCGGTGGAGCAGGTGGTTATCTAACCAATACCGTCGTGCTTTCTCTCAATACAAATTACTCACTCAAAGTTGGTGCAGGTGGAGCAGCAGTATCCTCATCATCGGGTGGTTCCGCAGGTAATGTAGGTGCTACATCTATATTTGCATCTGTTACTGCAACGGGTGGTGGTGGAGGTGGTGCTTACACGGGTAAGAATCCTACGACTGGTGGATCTGGTGGTGGTGGACAAGGTTACAATGCTCAAGCAGGCGCTGCAGGTACAAGTGGACAAGGTAATACTGGCGGTAATGGCGCAGCTTCAGGTGGTTCAGGCGGTGGCGGTGGTTCAAGTGCAGTCGGAGCTAACGCAGTTTTAGAATCAGGCGGTGCAGGCGGTGCAGGTACAACAAATCCAATAACTAGCACAACTCTTGCAGGCGGTGGCGGTGGCGCAGCAAATGCGGCTGGTACGGCTGGTGCTGGTACTAATGGCGGTGGAGCAGGTGCAAAGGGAACAAATACACCAGCGACTTCAGGCACTGCAAATACAGGCGGTGGCGGTGGTGGAGTTCGCGATGAAGCAGATACGGGTGGCTTTATGTCAGGTGCAGGTGGATCAGGATTCGTCATTCTAAAATATCCAGATACTCGCACTGCAACATTTAGCGGTGGAGTTACTCAAACAACTGCGAGTGCTGGTGGATATAAAACTTCACAAATTACAGCAGCAGGCGTTTCTGACACAGTGAGTTTTGCATAATGGCACACTACGCATATTTAGATGAAAACAACATTGTAACTGACGTGATTGTCGGTAAAGATGAAACTGAAGTAATTAATGGATTAGATCCTGAAACTTATTATGGCGCTGTGCGCACCTCGTACAATGGCAAAATCCGCAAGAATTACGCAGGCATTGGTTATCTTTATGATCCACTTAGAGATGCATTTATTCCACCTAAGCCAAAGTGCCATCCTGAATTGGTTACATTAGATGAAGAAACATGTCAGTGGTTATGTGGGGGTGTTCATGAAACCCCGCCTAAGTAAAGCTGCATCACAACTAAGGTTACAAGTAGATGATTCCTTCCCGGATAGAGATAGAACATCGGACGGCTGGCTTGGGGATGCCAGACATTCTGCAACTGTCTCTGATCACAATCCAGATGCTGACGGCTGGGTACGCGCCATCGACGTTGATGCTGACTTGTCCAAGCAAAAAGGGCAATCCGTATATCTGGCAGATCAGATACGACTTGCTGCTAAGAATGGAGAACGGCGAATTAGTTACGTTATCCACATGGGAAAAATTGCTAGTGCAAAGAAGTCTTGGGCTTGGCGCAAATACGATGGCATCAATGCTCACAACCACCACATTCACATCTCGTTTGCGAAAGAAGCTGACAATGATGATGGCTTTTTTCAAATACCTATGTTAGGAGGAACAAATGGCTGAGCAGTATTCATACATAATAGATCAAGGTGCTGACTGGTATTTGACTATTACTTACAAAGATTCTGCTGGTACTGCTATCAACTTGACAGGCTACACAGCAGCTATGCAATTCAAACTAACGGCATCATCGACTGCTGCACTTAGCCTTACTAATACCAGTGGTATCACAATTACTGCTGCAACTGGCACACTTGCCATTCATGCTACAGCTGCGCAAACTGGTGCGCTTGGTGCATTCGCATATGATTATGATTTAGAAATCACATCATCGGCTGGTGTCGTGACTCGCTTGATTCAAGGAGTCGCAACAGTGAATGCGCAGATTACAACATGAGCG